ATCGGTAGTTTAGATGGTGAATATCCTTTATTGTCAAGTTATGTTATGGTTGAAATTAATGAGGATGCACCAATAGATGCTCTTCCTTGTGGATTCTTAGGATACGATTATAGAGAATATGCTGGTGTAAGACCACCATTCCCATTAATTAAATCTAAATATTATTATCCTGGTGAAGTAGTTTATAACCCACCGTTTGGGTTGGCTTCAGGAGCGGATGATTCAACAACAAGTGCTGGTGATAATGTAAGAAGAACTTATTTAGGTATTTCAGATACTGAAGGTATTGATGTTGATTTCTTCCAATATAAAGGAACTCAACTTCCTTTAGATATTTGTAATGATACTGAAGGTAATCCTTGGAATTTTAGAACAAGAGGTTTCCACATGGACAAAAACGCAAGTGGTATTACAATTCCAAATATATTTGTAACAAGTGGTACTCCGGCATTCTTTTGTGGTGACGCACCTTTTACATCAGACCCTGATAGTGAACTTAACCCTTATTATAGAATTTACGCACGTAAATTTACATTCTTAGTAAAAGGTGGTTTTGATGGTTGGGATATCTATAGAGAATTTAGAACAAATAAAGATGAGTTTATGTTAGGTAGAACAGGTTACTTAAAAGGTTCTTGTCCTACAATAAAATATCCAACAGCATCGGGTTGGGGAGCATTTAAACAAATTATTGTCGCAGGTAACACTCAAGATTGGGCAAACACCGATTATTACGCTTATTTATTAGGACAACAAACATTTGCGAATCCTGAGGCGGTAAACATCAATGTCTTTGTTACACCGGGTATTGATTATGTTAATAACTCTAATTTAGTTGAGAGTGCTATTGATATGATTGAATATAGTAGAGCGGATTCATTGTACGTATGTACAACTCCTGACTACAATATGTATGTTCCGTCAACTGGTAATCAATTAGATTTTATTTACCCACAAGAAGCTGTAGATAATTTGGCAAATTCAGGTATTGACTCTAACTATACCGCTACTTATTACCCTTGGGTATTAATGAGAGATACTGTTAACAATACTCAGATTTACTTACCGGCAACTGCTGAGGTAACAAGAAACTTAGCGTTAACGGATAATATTGCATTTCCTTGGTTCGCTGCGGCGGGTTACACAAGAGGTATCGTAAACGCTGTTAAAGCGAGAGTTAAATTGACACAAGAGAATAGAGATACTTTATATCAAGGTCGTTTAAATCCAATAGCAACGTTCTCAGATGTTGGAACGGTAATTTGGGGTAACAAAACTCTTCAAATTAGACAATCGGCACTTGATAGAATTAATGTTAGAAGATTATTACTTCAAGCTCGTAAATTAATATCAGCAGTTTCTGTTAGATTATTATTTGAACAAAATGACGCTAAGGTAAGACAAGATTTCTTAGATTCTGTTAACCCAATATTAGACTCTATTAGAAGAGATAGAGGTCTTTATGATTTCCGTGTAACTGTTTCGTCTGACGCAGCTGATTTAGACAGAAATCAAATGACTGGTAAGATTTATATCAAACCAACCAAATCGTTAGAATTTATAGACATTACGTTCTATATTACTCCAACCGGAGCTTCTTTCGAGAATATATAATTAATAAAATTATGACCCATTGTAATAGTGGGTCATAATTAAGCCTTATAACAAAAATATGTTAAAAAATAAAATAATTGAAGGAATTGACGAGGAAGGTGCTCCGGATGAGAAGTATTACGCTTTTGATTGGGACGATAATATAGTTTCAATGCCAACTAAAATAATCTTAAAAGATGAAGATGGTGATGAGGTTGGAATGTCAACTGAAGATTTCGCAACTTATCGAGAAATTATAGGTAAGGAACCATTTGAATTTGATAAACACACCATTGTTGGATTTTCAGAAGACCCTTTTAGATATTTCGGGGTTAAAGGTGATAAACAATTTATTGTTGATTCTATGTTAGCAAAACCGGGACCGGCTTGGGCTGATTTTGTTGAAGCAATTAATAATGGGTCAATTTTTTCTATAGTTACTGCGAGAGGGCACACACCATCAGTATTAAAAGAGGCTTGTTATAATTATATTGTATCAAACCGTAATGGAATTAATTCAACTGAGTTAGTTAAAAATTTAGAAAAATATAGAGATTTAGCTGATGAGGAAAATGTTTCTAAAAAGGAGATGATTAGAGAATATTTAGATTTATGTAAATTTTATCCTGTAAGTTATGGAGAAGGTTCCGCAACAAATCCGGAAGAAGGGAAAATTAAAGCTTTAAAAGAATTTGTTCAATATGTTAAAGCAATGTCTCAACATATTCAAAAAAAGGCGTTCTTAAAAAATAAAATAAATAATTATTTTGTTCCTAAAGTAGGTTTTTCAGATGACGACATAAAAAATGTGGATGTAGTAAAGAAACATTTTGAGCAAGACCCAGAAAATATTATTAAAACTTATTCAACAGCAGGAGGAATAAAAAAAGAATATTAAATACTTATAATAAAATAGAATTAAATAAAAAAAAACTAGTTAAAAAAAAACTAGTATTAAATAAACTAGACTGGATTATAATTATAATAAATTAAATTCTAAAAGTCAAGATAAATATTTTTTAAATAGAGATATTTATTAAATAAAGATAAATAAAATAAAATTAAAAACAATTTGAAATGGCTGATTTATTAATGAAAATGCCCATACCTTACGAACCTAAAAGACAAAATAGGTTTATACTACGTTTTCCTTCAACATTAGGAATTAATGAATGGTTCGTAGAATCGGCAGCAAGACCACATATAACAATTAATCCGGTTGCAATTCCTTTCTTAAATACAGAAACATATGTTGCTGGTCGTTTTACTTGGGGAACAATTAACGTGAAATTCCGTGACCCAATCGGACCTTCAGCGTCACAAGCTCTTATGGAGTGGGTACGTTTATGTGCTGAATCAGTTACAGGTCGTATGGGATATGCTGCGGGATATAAGAAAAACATTGACCTTGAGATGTTAGACCCAACAGGTGTTGTTGTGGAAAAATGGATATTAGAAGGTACTTTCTTATCTGATGTTAACTTTGATGGTTTAGGGTATAGTCAAGATGCTTTAGCAACTATTTCTACAACATTACGTATGGATAGATGTATATTAGTTTACTAAAATAATATTTTATATTTAAATTTAAGAATCCACATATCAAAAATATGTGGATTTTTTATTAACTATTTATAAAAAAAAGTATACATTTATTATTTATAATAAAAACAAATTTATATGGATGAGAGTTTAATTAATGCAGGAACAGAAAATTTCACATTACCACATGATGTGGTATCATTACCTAGTGGTGGAATTTTTTATAAATCTAAAAGAAAATCGGTTAAAATCGGTTACTTAACAGCGTCTGATGAAAATTATTTAATTGGTGCGCTAGCGGGTAAAGAAAATGTAGTATTAACTTTATTACGTAATAAATTATATGAACATGATTTACGTCCTGAAGAACTACTTGATGGTGATGTTGAAGCTATTTTGATATTTTTAAGAAATACTTCATTTGGTGCTGAATACACAGTTAATTTAACTGACCCACAAACTAACAAATTATTTGCTCATACTGTTATATTGGATGAGTTAAATATTAAAAAAAACCAAAATCAACCGGATGAAAATGGATTTTTCTTAACTAAATTACCTAAAACAGGTATTACTGTTAAATTAAGACCAACAACTTTCTATGATACTATTGAGTTAGATAAAATGGTTGAACAATATCCTGCTGGAAGACAGGCACCAAGAATTACTTGGAAATTACAAAAACAAATTGTTGAAATTGATGGGGATAACGATAGAGGTAAAATAGCTATGTTTGTTGATACTTTACCTATTATGGACTCTAAATACATAAGAACTTTTTTAAGGGAGAATGAACCGTCATTGGACCTTAAGAGAACAGCAAACGCCCCGTCAGGAGAACTGGTATCTTTCGAGATAACCTTTGGGGTGGAGTTTTTTCGGCCTTTCTTTTAACTATCGGCAACTTCTAATTGAGGAATATTACTTGATGGCTAAATTTATAAGGACTTCTTATAATGATTTCAACGAGATGCCCACTTATGTTAGAAAATTTTTAATAAACAGAATAATAGAAGATAATACACCAAAGACGTAAATTAAAATATGTCTTTGGTGTATTTATTTATAAAAGAAATTTAATATGCAAGATGCTGGAAGTAATTTAGAGGCTAGTGAAAAAAAAGGTAAGGATATTCTTAAGTCGTTAGGAGATGCTTTAGAAAGTAATTTTAGTGTTGCTGCGGTTGGTAAGGTTGTTGCAGAACTAGATGCGGGTGCGAGTCAACTTTTAAAACAGTTTGGTCTTGGTCAACAAATGGCTCAAACATTAAGTGCAACAATGGCAGACGCGGTTAGTAGTGTTAGAGTTTTAGGTGGTGATATTAAAGATGTAATTGAGACTCAAAGAGATGCGTCAAAAGAGTTGGGTAGAAATGTTGTATTATCTGCTGAAGTAAATAAAGACCTTTACGCAACGATGAAAGTTACTGGAGAACAAATTGGTCCATTAGTTAAAGGATTTAAAGATGCGGGATATGGTGCGGGACAAGTCGCTAAGGAAATGAAAAATGTTGTGGATATTGCGGCTCAATCAGGTGTTAACGCACAAAAAGTGTCTTCAGCTGTTTTACAAAATATGGACTCTCTTAGTAAATATAATTTTGAAGGTGGTGTATCAGGTTTAGCAAAAATGGATC